GTCTGCTTCACCACTAATGTATGCGTTAGCAATTTCATCTATTCCTTCTAAATTTTGTAGTTTAGCATAGTGAACTAATATTCTTGGTTCTTGTTGTGAGTAGTCGAATACTCCCCACTTACAATTTTCTTCTGGAATAAATATAGATCTAATCATAGGACCCAAATCTTTATGTCTAGCCGGTATCTGTTGTAAGTTAGGATTAGACATTGAAAATCTTCCTGTAACAGTTCCACCATCATCAGATCTAATTTGATTTATATCCGCATGAATTCTTCCCTTAACTGAATGTTTAGTTATCGTATCAATAAAAGTTGTATGTGATTTATTAATCTCTCTTGCATTTGCAATATCTTGTGCAACTTCATGAGGATGGTTTGATAAAAAGTTTTTAGTAAAACTTGGAGCTCCTGTTTTTTCCGTTCTATCGTATGGTAATCTTAAAGCATCAAATACCTTTGCTATTGATGCTGCTGCCCATAATTCTACAGAAATACCAGTTAAACCTTTGATTTTATTGATTATTTTATTTTCTTCATTAATCAAATATTTCTTAATTTTCTCTGCTTTTTGAACATCAACTCTTACACCTTTAAATCTCATATCAACAAGACAAGGAAATAATTTTGTTTCCGTATCAAATATAGTCCAAAGATCTTGATCATCTAATTCAACTTTCATTCTATGCCAAAGTTTTAAAGTTGATTCCGCATCTCTTTCAGCATACTGGCCAACAAACATAGATGGAAGTTTCCACATATCTTTTTTAGCATCTATTCCATATTCTTTTGCAGCTGCTTGTAATACAGTTTCATTTTTACCTATCCCTGCATATTCTTTTGCAAGTGTATCTAATCTATAACTTAATCTATTTTCATTAACCAATGATGCTGCAATCATAGTATCTACAATTTTAGCTGGCATCTTTAATCCTGCTGATCTTAACCAACACACATCATACATTGCATTATGAAATATAAATCTTGAATCTTGTTTAAATAAATCTTGTAACCAATCTAAAACTAATTTTTTATCCATATTGCCACCACCTTCGTGTGCTATTGGATAATAAGCTGACCAACCTTCTACAGCTACTGCTACACCAACGATCCGTCCACGATTAGTCACGTTCCCCGATCCTAGTTCAAGTAATTCTGGATCACATGTTTCTAAATCTATTGCGATCTCCTTATGACCACGTAGATCTTTTAGTTCTTCCGGTACCACCCATTCTGTTTGTGGTGTAAATAATATCTGTTGAAATGTTCGTGTCATTGTAATATCGCTGAAATGTACAAAGCAATTGATATGCCATATAATATTAATGCTATTTCCATCTTCTCTCCTTTAGTTATTTATCTTTATAATCTCTCTCTACTATCATTTCTAAATAATGAATTGCTTTTAATATATCTTCCTTCTTACCTTTTAATCTATGTCTACAGATATATTTAATTGCATTACCTTCTGCAAAGGGTAAATTGTTTTCGTTAATAAAAATTGATGGCTGTATCTTCATAGTTTTATAATGTTTGCCACCTACTTGTTTAAAGAATGCTTTATTTGTCATATCAAATATGCCTTGTTGAAATCTCTTGGTTCTATTATGTGAAGTTCTTTTTTAGCTCTTGTGCAAGCAGTATAATATAATCTGTGTAATTCATCTGGATCATATTCATTTTGTCTTATAGCTGCTGCTGTTAAATCTGTTAAGATACAAATATTATCTCTTTCACCACCTTTGAATGAGTGGATTGTAGACATAAGAATTCTAGGAGTTTTATTTATCTTCTCACCATTTGCTCTCATATTACGAATATAATTTTCTGTAATTGTATCAACACCTTCAAATGATTTATACCATACTTCGTTTGTAAGTAAACCATGTTTTTGCATACAATCATTTATTAAATAATTTTCTTCTGTCTTTAATGTTTTACCATCTCTATATTGTGGTGCTACGTAAGCTCCGAGATATTTATATATATTTTTTATTTGTAAATAATTTAAAGGTATACCGTTTCTAAAATCTTCCCAATTGCTTAATGCTACTAATAATTCTAGTTTAATAGAATTAAATCCTTTGTATTGATAATACCAACCCTGTAGTTCACACAATTCTTTTACACCATCTAAAAAATAATTAGCTGATGCAAGAACTGTCCATTCTCCTTTAGACATATCTAATTGGGTAATATCTGTGTGGTATCTTAAAATACCTGTTTCTTCACGTGGTTTATAGTCTTTTTCATATCTATTCTTAATTCTTGATATAATCCTTTGTGATAATTCATGTATAGGACCACCGGGAATACGATAGGATTGATTAAGTACCTTAATATCATCCACCTCATCTTTTAGCGCTATAAAGTGATCTACATCAGCTCCAGCCCATTTAAATATGGCTTGGTCATCATCTCCTGCAATATATGTTTTCTCTGCTTTTTTCCATATAGTTTTAACCATTTCCCATTGTAAATGTGATAAATCTTGTGCTTCATCTATAAATAATACTTTAAACTGTGGTGATAAATCTCTTTCAACAAACTCTTCTAATAAATCTGTAAAATCTTTTAATCCCTTTTCCTTCTTGTATCTCTTTAATTCTTGATCTAACAAAAACAAAGTATCTCTTTCTATATCTAATAGATTCTTTCTTGAATCATAACAATCCATTAAATCTATCTTTTTAATTCTAGCTGTATTTATAATAGTTAAGTATTCATTATCTGAATTAAAGATACCATTCTCATCAGAATAAGATGCAGTCTTTATTGGTATATTACATTTATTTCCAAACTCTTTGTAATCTTCTGGACCCATCATTTTATCTTTAGTTATACTTAACATCTTAAAAGCTAAAGAATGAAGTGTTTTAAAATATATTAAATCATTTTCTATACTTAATCCAAATTTTTCAGAAGCTCTTGTTGCTGCTTCTCTTGCTGCCTTTTTAGTAAAAGAAAAATATCCTATCTCTTGTGGTCGTGTTCCACTCTTTATAAATTCATCAACCAAGTTTAACAATGTTGTAGTCTTTCCTGTTCCTGGTGGTCCTAATATTATTGTTTTCATTAGAAATGTTCCTCGTGATATTTAACTTGTGATATTGTTGGATCTATCTTCTTCATTGTTTTAATCTTAACTAACCTAGGTTCTTGACCTTTAATCTTCATTCTAACTTCTTCTATAAATATAGTTTTCAATTGTTTTAATAAGTTACCTGTCTTTGCCTTATCCATTTCCCAATGATTCTTCTTACAAAAATTAAAGAAGTCTTCCATTCTAAAATAAGTATATTCTCTTCTATCATCTGTGTATGGAAGTTTATTAAATATATCATCCATCGTTCTTGCATTCTGTCTATTCGTAGTCCAATCTTGTAGTAAAGATGTTATTTGATTTATTGGATCTAATGATTCTAAAGGTTCTACTGTTTGCATTTTATCTATTAACGGTTTTAAATAAAATTCTCTCCAGTCTTTATCTTTAAGTTTAGGTATAACAAGATCTGCTTTTTCAAGTATTGCAATAGAGAACATAACTGGATTTGCTAAATGTTCTGTTTTTAATTCTATTCTTTTTTCTTCCTCTCCCTCTCCTACATTTAAAAAATACTGTGGTGGATTAGAATTATACTTTATTAAATTATTTAAAGAAGGCATACTTTCTTCATCAGAACCTACACCAAACTTTTTAGTTCTACACAATGATGCATTACAAACATCTACAATAGGTGGAAGTTTACATCTGTATTTATCGTAACCTTTTTTACCAATTGATTTTAATAATTGTTGTACTTCACTATTACTTAATGGCTTTGTCATATATTTAAGATTAGCTTCGACGACTTTATCTTGCCAAGTATCTGGATCAGATTGTTTAAAATATATGGCAATATTAAACAATGCATTGTTCCTAGATCCTTCGCTAAAGCCATCGCGAGCTAATCTATTTAAACATGGAGGCCCATCTTTAAATGCTTCTTCTATCTTCTCTTCTTTGATTTCAATTTTCTCAACTTCTTCTTTGCTTTGCGCGTAAATATCATAGAGCTTATAAAATTCCTCAAGTGACA